CCGAAGCCGCACTTAAGCGCATGGTATCCGAAGGTATTGAACCGACAGATCCCGCGTATCAGAAAATGCAGGTCAATCTGAACAACAACAAGGCGGCCATGCTGGATACGGAACGCGCAATAAGCAAAAATGCGGAAGCTTCATTTCCGATGCGACTTCGGCTAATGTAGAGTTGATTCCGTTACATGTATTTTGATACTCTGTTGATGCATCTGCGGCACCGCCTGTCCCTTCGGAGAGCTTGTTCAGCGCAGAGGAACAGAATAAGGTTGCAGCCGCCGAAGCCGCACTTAAGCGCATGGTATCCGAAGGTATTGAACCGACAGATCCCGCGTATCAGAAAATGCAAGCCAATCTGAACAACAATAAGGCGGCTATGCTGGATACGGAACGCGCAATAAGCAAAAATGCGGATGCGCTGAATGATCTCTCCGAAGAAGCAAGCGGCGCTGCACAGGAGATCGAAGAAACAGGCGATGCATCGGAAAAAAGCAGCGGTAAGTTTGAAAAGCTCGGCGGTGTGCTTAGAGGCATCGGAACGGCACTTGCTGCAGTTGCGGCCGCCGCCGTTGCCGCTGCAATAAAGCTTGGAAAAGATGTTGTAACACAGTTCAGTGAACTTGAACAAAATCTTGGCGGTGCCGAAGCTGTTTTCGGAAGAGTATGCCGATTCTATCGCCGCATCGGGAGAAAAAGCCTACAAAAATCTTGGACTGTCACAAAGCGAATATCTTGCGACAGCGAACAAGATGGGAGCCCTTTTTCAGGGAAGCGGACTGACGCAGCAACGAAGTTTGGAGCTCACGACTCAAGCGATGCAGCGTGCCGCAGATATGGCATCCGTTATGGGTATTAACATGGAGGATGCGATGAATGCCGTTGCAGGCGCAGCAAAGGGCAACTTCACGATGATGGACAACCTGGGTGTTGCTATGAACGCAACAACAATCGAAGCATATGCTGCCGGTAAAGGATTAGATTTTGTTTGGGCATCGGCCAGCGGTGCGGAACGTGAAGAAATGGCAATGCGGATGTTTTTTGAAACAACCGAACAGTATGCCGGAAATTTTGCAAAAGAATCCGTAAGCACGATATCCGGGGCACTGGGTTTGCTGAAGGCATCGGTATCATCGCTGACCGCAGGTCTCGGTAATTCGGGCGCGGACATTGCCCTACTGTCGGCCAATGTTGCAGATGCATTCGGTGCCGTGGTCGATAACATAGCTCCGGTGCTCGAATCCGTTGCAGCCGCACTTCCGCAGGCTGTCGGCGCGTTGACATCACAGCTCATGCGCCTGCTGCCGACGCTGTTGGAAACTGCATCACAGCTTTTTGCAGAAATCCTGTCCGCACTGGTGCAAATGCTTCCCGCATTGATTCCCGCCGCCGTACAGGCCGTGATTACAATCACGAGTGCACTGATAGACAATCTTCCGCAAATCATTGCGGCAGCGATGCTGATTGTTCAATCAATGATAACCGGCATTGCAGATGCACTGCCAACACTGATACCCGCCGCTGTACAGGCTATAGTCACAATCATACAAGGGCTAATTGAAAGTCTACCCCTGCTATTGGACGCCATCCGGCAGTGCACCGATAAGTGCGGTTAAAAGGTCAATGCCTGCCTGTATTAATAGTGGCACGGCTCTGATTATTGCGGTAATAATGCCGTCAATTATCTGCGGAATAGCTTCAACGATTGCTGTTATGATATCCGGCAGCGCACCTATAAGCGCAGTAAACAATTGTATACCTGCGTCAACAATCTGGGGAATCGCTGAAATTATGAATGTTGTTACAGCTGCAATCATAACAGCAATCGTTGAAGCTATTCCGCAGATAATTGACGGCATTATTACCGCAATAATCGGAGCCGTGCCATTATTAATACAGGCAGGCATTGACCTTTTAACCGCGCTTATCGGTGCTCTGCCGGCTATCGTGCGGCAATTGTTGAAGCTATCCCGCAGATAATTGACGGCATTATTACCGCAATTGTCGAATCTGTACCATTATTGGTACAGGCAGGCATTGATCTTTTGATTGCACTTGTTCAGAACCTCCCCGCAATCATAAACGGAATTGTTGCTGCAATACCCAAAATAATCGACAGTATTATAACCGCTGTTATAGATGCCGTTCCGCTGCTGATTCAAGCAGGCATTGAACTGTTCGTTGCACTTATCGCAAACTTGCCGCAGATTATCGTTGAAATTGTAAAAGCCATTCCGCAAATCATCATCGGTATTGTAGACGCAATCGGATCACTTGTATACATGCTTGCCGATGCCGGGTTAAACCTGATAAAGGGACTTTGGAACGGCATAAAGGATGCTGCGGCATGGATATGGGATAAAGTCAAAGGGTGGTGCAGTGATCTGCTGGGTAAAATCAAAGGATTTTTCGGCATACACTCACCGTCCACCGTTTTTGCAGATATCGGTGATAACATGGCGGCAGGTATGGGCGTTGGTTTCGGTCGCGAAATGAAAAATGTAGAACAAAACATGAAATCACGGTTAGGAACCACTGTCAGGGCTATGCAGCGCATCGGAGCATCGAATGCAGCAGGCATCTGATACAGAAAGTATGAAAGCTGTGAATCAAACCGCACGGCGGCTGCGTGCTGCCGTGTCTGCAACATCCAGGCGATATCCGGAATTCAAAATCGCTTCATCATCATCCTCGGGTATATCTGGCCGAGAAACCGAACTGACACAGTTATGCCGGACGTATCTTCCTGCCCTGCTTGCAAAACAGCAGCAATCAAAAATCATGCTTGACACCGGCACACTGGTTGGCGAACTGGCCGAACCGATGGATGCTGCACTCGGAAGTCTCAAAATTAAAAAACAAAGGGGACTGTGTTAATGGGCATAACAGCCAAAAAAATTCGTCTGAACGTGAAATTCGGACAATGGGATGCATATGAAGACTGGGGGCTGCAACTACAGCCCTACCAAATTCCGCTTCCTGAACCAAAAACGGAGTATCTATCCCTTGCCGGTGGCGATGGACAGATAGATCTGACCGAAGCGGCAGGTGATATTCGCTACAGTAATCGTACATTTACACTTACACTGCAAGCAATCGATCACACTCGATCATGGACGAGGACCGCAAGCACCATAGCAAATGCTATACATGGCAAGCGGCTTAACGTGGTATTCAGCCGGGACAGCAGCTACTACTATGATGCACGCTGCAAGGTGCTATCGCTGTCCACACAGGCGGCGGCACTCGGCACCGTCACAATCGAACTCAATGCTGCTCCATATAAAATGGCAGCCGCACTAAAGACTGTTATCGCTGAACATATCTGACGGTGCTGCAACGGCAACGCTGCAAAACGGACGGATGCCGTGCTATCCAACTGTAACAACTAACGTGACCTGCACGATAAGCTGGGGCAGCGGACAATCACAAAAGCTTGCCATCGGGAAAACACAGCTGACTGCACTGCGTATTCCTGATGGCGGAATATCCGTAACAGTTACCCCTAATCAGACGTCCGCAGGCATCATAAGCATGTGCGCTATAAGCTATAGGCAGGGATCGCTATGAGCTATCGAATTAAAATAGGTAATGTTGATGTATTCAACAATGATATCCCGGGGATGCAGCTGGGCGATCCAACACTTACGCTGGAACTTTCCAAGGCCGGAACACTGACATTCAAGCTTCCTGCACTGCACAACAGCAGCTCACTGTTCTCAGCACCTGCCACTATTCTTCGTGTTTATGACGATTCAACCCTTGTATTCAAAGGGCGTATGCTGACCGAATCAAGCGATTTTTTGAAAACACGATCTGTAACCTGCGAAGGTCCGCTGGCATTTTTGAATGACAGCATAATACGTCCGTTTGATTTCAGCGGATCACTCAAAGAGTTTTTGACATACGTCATCACAGCACACAACAAGGATACGAAACCGTGGCAGCACATCGTATTGGGAACAATAAGTATAACAGATGATTATGTACATTACAGCAGCACGGATTACCTGTCTGCGTGGGATGTAATCCAAACACGTATACTGGAAACGCATGGCGGATACATACGTGTAAAATACAATATTAAAGAAAATGCAGTATTGGACTATGCAGAAAATTTTACAGGTGTGACACACACTGTCGCAGCAGACGAAAATCTAATTAATCTAACTCAGTCTCGCAGCGCAGAAAATACGTACACGGCATGTATACCACTGGGTGCAAAGATCGAGCAAACACTGTCTGACGGCACTACACAGGAAAGACGGTTAACTATCGAAACCGAAAACGATGGATACGATTACCTGATTGACAACGGACTTGCAGCATCATACGGCGTGATTTATGCACCGGTGACGGAAACCACATGGGAAAACGTTACAGTAGCAAAAAACCTGTATGACCGCGGGAAACAATACCTGGAGAATAAAGCTGCAACTCTGCGCGACACAATCACAATCGATGCGGCGCTTTTGGGCAGCCGTCCGGCACTGGGCGACAAGGTGCAGCTGATAAGCTCTGCGCACAACCTGAATGTCACAATGCTGATAAATAAGATAACCTATCGGCTCTGCAGTCCGTATGCCGTGCGCATATCACTCGGTGCCGAAAGTCAATCCATGCTTGAACAGAACCTGACCATGCGGCAGCATATAGCTCAGCTGACAGATGATTATCTGTCTAAATCCGGCGCGGTTCAAAATATTGTTCGCAGCCTGAAAAATAATTCATCACCGCAGCTCCGGGCAGAAATAGAAAAAATCGTGCGGTCCGTGATCTCGGGATCAGGTTCAAGAACATAAAGAGCATAAACAAAGAACGGAGGAATAACCTATGCCAACAATTAGCGTTACCGTACGCAACCGTATCGCAACAGCACAGCGGTGGCAGTGCATTATATGCGGCAACAGCGACTATATCGTTGATTTCGATTTAGATGCTGATGGAACGAATGCCCAATAAAGTTGCTGTATCGGAATTGAAGCCGGAGACATCCGCACCACTACACCGGCACATGCGCAAAACGAATCAGACCGGACAGCCCTATTATCTCAATGTCTACGAAGTTGAGATGTACGAAAGCGATTATTAAGGAGTAACAATGCTAAAAGCAAAAGATTTTATTTGCTGGGCACTTACCCATGCAGCATCCGTGCCTGCGGATGCACAGCTGCCTATACCCGCCGGCGAGTGTTGCACGGAGCCCTGGCACTATCTGTTTGGCAGCGTAAAGGTGCAAACGACAGGTAGTACCATTGCCCGGTACCGCAACGAATACATAAAACGGGGTTGGAAACCCGAAACGTACGATTACTACACAAAAAACTGGAAATCAACGGAGTGTGCGACAGACTGCCAAGGGCTTCTTGACGCATATCTTACATACGAATGCGGGGAGAAGACTGATATCAATGCCGATATGAACTATAACTACTGGTGTACAGAAAAACGTACAGCAATCAAAGACTACGGCAGTTATACAATCGGCGATGCACTGTTTATGGCAAACAGCAAGGGGAAGATGACACATGTGGGGTGGGTGTGCGGATTTACGCACACGGGCGAACCGCTTGTTGTCGAGGCACGCGGTTTAGCGTACGGTGTGGTAATTACACGGCTGACTGAGCGTCCGTGGACGCATACCGGACGCATGACAGTAAAATTCAATTACGAAGAAAGCGAGGAACAAACGATGGTAAAAGCAAAATTCGAGGTAGCGAGCCCTATGCACACCGGCGCGGCATACAAAGCAATGCAGACAGCACTTAATGCAGCAGGCTATACAGATGGTGACGGCAAGGCTCTGGCGGAAGATGGTAAGTGGGGTGCAAAATCCCAATCGGCATACAATAGCATGATTGCTGACTACAGCACACCTGCACCGGCTGAAACTAACCCTATTATGATGGATGATGCTGCAACCGTGGCTGCTGCACGGTATCCGCATTACCATCACGAAGGACGGTGCCAACCAGTGACTGCAAGTCTGTGGATAACATTGATTAGTGCCGTGCTTGGCAGCGGAGCACTAACCGCCGTGGTGACGGCGGCACTGACTGCACACCGGGAACGCAAAAAGCGGCAGCGCAGGTATCCGCCGCCGAAGCCCGCGCCGCATCCGCCGAACGGCAAGCTCTGTTGATGCTCACTCTCGACAGCCTACAGGCACGGTGCCGCGCTATCATAGTTAAGGGCAGCCGCACGCAGACGGACACGCAGCAAATAATCATACAGCATGATATCTACAAAGCCCTAAACGGTGACGGCTGGGCGGATGCGCTCTACACGTCCGCCATGGAACTGCCCATAGTATGATATAGTATGATGCGGAAAAACCGCAGAAAGGATAAAACAATGACCGTAAAAACAAAACTCTGGCTCAAAGCCGCAGGCATCCGTGCCGTTAAAACAATCGCTCAGACTGCCGTTGCAACTATCGGCACGTCAGCTGTACTCGGTGATGTTAATTGGATTGCAGTAGCATCTGCTTCCGTGCTTGCCGGTATCCTCTCTCTGCTCACCAGCGTTGCAGGCCTGCCGGAGATTCGACAAGCAGAGGACTAATTAATCACGAACTCACCCTGCGTCCGCAAACTGTAAAGCATTGCAATTTGCGGACGCATTTTTTGTTTTTAGCTTTATGAATTCGGTTAAATATATTTGCGTTTTCAACAAAAAAAGACTTGACTTTTGCTCGACCATATGTTAGAATACAATCACGGTAAGAAACTACCGTAGTACCGGGGCAGGACGAGAAAGGAGGAAAGCATGGAAGGTATGACGGATTTTCAATTTAAAGCAGTTATCCGCATGGTGATGACAATCATCAAAGACAGCGAAAGCAAAGAAGAAATACTGAAAAAGCTGGAAGCCCTATTGGATAAATAAGTAAGGCAACCAGCTACCACACGAACGGGGCGGAACTTGCCGCCGCCCTTTCGTGCCTACATTGTATCATGTCTTGCCCCGTAAATCAAGAGAGGACGTGATTATTATCGGCGAGAAAAAAATGGGACGGCCCACAGATAACCCGCGCACCGAGAAAATCGGCTTTCGCCTGTCAAAGCAGGAGATCGAAGATATTGAGAAGTGCGCGGCTGCTATGGGAACGCAGCGCGTGAATGCCGTAACCGAGGGCATTCGATTGCTGAAAAAAGAATTGGGCTTGGAGTAAGCCAAAGAAAAGCGGCTGTTGCTTGATGCAACAGCCGTGAACTTTATCTCCCAAACACCAACCCGAACGTTTCTTTGATGAAAAACACCTGCGGTTCGTATTTGAGCTGCTTTGGTGGAGCATCCGCGACTAAAAACGAACCGCTCCCACCTGCATTGCCGTCTTCCGTGCTGTCCGAAGACAGCTCCACACCGTCCAGTTCTTCAACGGCGTTGTGGTTGATGCACTTACAACAATTCCCGATGCGGGACGTGCCGCACTGTATGATAAGATTGAACGTATAGGTGCAGCCAAGGCCGATATGGAGATTGATCTTGCAAAGCTTCGCGTGCTTTCCGATAGAACGTTTTTCCATGTCTACCAGTGCCGGATATGCCGATCATAGGTTCGCCGCAATAGCCGCAGAACATCTTTCCGGACAGCAGGTACTCCGTTTTTGCCTTTGCTTTTGCCGGTGCTCGGCGGTTAATCTCAAGTCGAGCCTGAACCTTTTCGAACATCTCCGTGTCTACAATCGCCGGGCATCCGCCTTCAACCGTGATCCCCGTTTGAGTGAATTCGCCGGTGTACTTACGGTTCCGCAAGACTGAATCGAAGGACCTGTATGTAAACGGCTTACCATTGCGCCGCATGTATCCCTTTGCTGTCAGTTCATCAATGATTTGTTTTTTACCTGTCCCAGCTGCGTAGCGTTCGAAAATATACCTTACTATCGGCGCAGTTTCATCATCAATAATAAACTTAGAATCCACCACCTTGTACCCAAGAGGCACGGAACCGCCCAGGAAGTTGCCCTTCATTGCGCTGTCCTGCCGTCCGCGCTTAATTTTGCGCGACAGTTCCATAGAGTAGTACTCGGCACTGGCTTCAATCAAAGCTTCAAGCAGAATTGATTCATCCCCGGTGCCGATGCCCTCGGTTGCAGACACGACTTTGACGCCGCATTGCTTCAGCTCATGCTTGTACAGCACGCTATCATATCGATTACGCGCGAACCGATCCAGCCTGTAAACGATTACATACGAAAACTGTTTTTTCTTTGCATCATCAATCATGCGCTGAAAGTCGGGGCGGGCATCGGTAGTGCCGCTGATCGCGCGATCTATGTATTCGCCGACTATTGCCAAACCTTCAGCTTTTGCATACTCATGGCATATGCGCAGCTGCCCTTCGATACTTTCTTCCCGCTGACTGTGTGAGCTGTATCGGGCATAGATAACCGCGTTTTTTGTTGTTCCCATGGCGGGATACTTAAATTTCATGCGATACCTTAGTTATTCTTCCGCAAGCAGGGCTAACAGTTTATCTTCATCCAGCTCCGTTGCATAGCACTCACCCTTATCAAGCAGGCGTTCAAGCTTTCGTCCGTTGCTGCTCAAGCAATTGCTGTCGAGTTTTTCTAAAGGTATATCCCCAACAATGTAAAAATCTGTATTGCCTGTAATGGTTGATTCTATGATTGCACCCTTTTCCCGAAGGATCTCATTCAATTTTCGGCGCGTAAATGACCGGAATTCCCCTTCAGTAACAACCACCTGCCCAAAGAAAATGGATGCAGGTTTATCAGCCGCTTCAGTCTTAGCGGGCTGCGCTGCCGTTTCATCGGCTGCCGCATTATCTTCACTTTCAACCTCATCACATTCATCACTCATCATCGCTCCAAAACTGTGCCTTGCTATTTGAAGTTTCAAGTACAGCCTCAGTTGTTACTTCCTGCGGTGCATCTTTGGACGTTTCATCCGCATTCCTGCGGAAGCGCACAACCACTCTTGCTCCAATAATATCGTGTTCGCTGAATACCCGTATAGCGGTAATACCATCGCAACGATAAAAGTTATCGTAAAAGTACTGCACCTTTTCCTTGGGTATGAATCCAATAATATCATCATGTACGCAAACGGCGAATGAAGGTTCGCCCTCATATTCTCCGCGTCTCAGTGTGCATGAATGGCATTCATCCTTATTGAAGGGTTCATCTCGAAAAAAAATCTTTTTCAGAATTGTTTGACGTGATTTTCTGCCGTTTTTAAATGTTACTCCCGCAACCTTAACCTTCCAATAGTCGTAATCATCATCTGAATGAAAACCGTAATCAATTTCATTCACGGAAGACGGCTGCGCTGCCTTGGTTTCGGG